CAGGGGCAGGGGGGGAACGGGGCGCAGCCCCCCCCCCCCGCCGGGGGTGCGATGATGCAGCCAGGCGCTCAACCGGTGGTAGGCGGGAACGACAACCCCGCGGAGCGGGGTAATAATGCCCAACAGTGAGCCTATCGTAGTTCGTGTGGCGCGTGAGTTTAAGGCTGGCCTCCTTGCCCGCGAGGACGTGCAGATCGCCGAGATGGCGCGCCGCTGGCTCGGTATTGAGGCGGCGCTGGACGGCCAGATGACAGCCCTGGCCGAAGAGATCGCCACCATGCGCGCTACGGGGCAGACGGTCACGGCATGGAAACTCTACCGCATGGATCGGTACAAATCTCTGTTAGCACAGGCGAAGATTGAGATCCAACGCTACACCGACGCCTACGCCTTACCGATGATTCAGCGTAGCCAGGCCGAATACATCCAGTTGGGCCTTTACAACGCCGAGCAAACCATGATGGCAGCAGCCGCCGACGCTGGGATACGAGTTGCATTTGACCGGTTGCCGGTGGGTGCGCTGGAAGCCATGATCGGCGCTGCGTCTGACGGCTCGCCGTTCAGAGATTTGCTGGCTCAGTCCTGGCCCGACGCGGTGGACGGTCTCACCCAGGCGCTTATAGATGGGATCGCCGGTGGCTGGAACCCGCGCAAGACGGCTACGGCGATGAAGAACGGGTTCGGCGTGGGGTTGGAGCGGGCCCGCGTCATTGCCCAAGACCAGCAGTTGCGGGCTTATAGGACGGCGACCACTGAGTCATACAGGGCGAGCGGGGTAGTAAAATCTTATCGCCGTCTCGCTTCTAAGAGTGGGCGTACCTGTTTGGCCTGTCTTGCCCGCGATGGCGAGATTATTCCGCTCGGTACGGAGATGTGGGACCACGTAGGAGGGCACTGCACACAAATTGCAGTGCTTATAGATGCCCCTCCCCTTGAATGGCAGACCGGCGCAGAGTGGTTCAAATCGCTGCCCGCGGCCCAGCAGCGCGAGATGATGGACGCCGAGAACAAGGGGTTGTATGAGGCGTGGAGGGCCGGGCAGTTTGACTTCACGCGGCTGGCGAAGGTGACGCACGATGATACCTGGGGCCGAGGGCTAGAAGTGAGACGGTTAAAGGAGTTGGTGCAATGAGTAAACACCTGGCAGTTGTCCCTACTAGCAATGGCCGGTGGGCAGTCGTGGAGCACAGGAGCCGGTGGAGCGCGTTCCTGTATGACCTGCGCTACTTCGGTGTGCAGGTGGCTCTTTACAACGCCTATATGAGGCTGTTCCATTGGGACAAGGTCGCATGGAAGGCCGACGAGATAAGACCACTGTAATCATGGGTGAGATGCCCTAACGATATTTCACGCGGGGCGAGATGCCTCAGAGAGGACAATGGCGAGATGCCACCAGAACCGAACGGAATGACAACACCTCCCGCACCGCCGACAGGCGGAATACCACCAGCACCGCCAGCGCCATCGGCCCCCCCGCCAACGCTGGCAGAGGTACAGGCAGAGTTGGAGCGCACCAGGGCCGCGCTGAAGGCCACCAACGACGAATCGGCGGGAAGGCGCAAGAAGTTGGAGGCGCTTGAGGCTGACGAGGCGAAACGGAAACAGGCCGAGATGACCGAAACCGAGCGCCTTAAAGCCGCTGCCGCCGATGAAAAGGTCAAGCGGGAAGCGGCAGAAGAGGCCCTGAAGACAGAACGCACACGCGGGGCCGTACTTACCGCCGCTGCCAAAGCCAACCTCGCAGACCCGGAAGATGCCTGGCGCATGATTGACCAGGCAACACTGACGGTCGGTGCGGACGGTGCGGTCACGGGCGCGGACAAGGCCGTGGAAGCCCTGGCGAAAGCGAAGCCCTACCTGGTGAAGCAGGTCACTGGCGGCGGGGGGATCCCGCCGACGCCAAAGCCGGGCGCACCGTCGGCCACCGAAGTGAACGAAGAGCTAATCAAGAAGAAGCGCCAGGATGCTGCTTATCACAGCATCTAGCGCGAGGAAGGACTAGAACATGGCACTCGTAACACGATCTGCCCTTGCCGGTCTGGATGCGAGCACGGCGCAGTACGCCGGGCAGATTCCTGACCTCCTGGCCGGAGAGGACATTGACTTCGCAGCGCCTTGCTACATCAAATCGTCTGATGGCAAGGCATGGATGAGCAACGCCACGGCCGCCAATGAAGCGGCGGAAATCGCCGGGTTCGCGGGCCGCGCCGCCAAGTCCGGGCAGCCGGTCACGCTGTTCGGCGTAGGCACGCGCTTCCGCTATGGCACGGGTCTCACGCCGGGCAACGTGCTCTATCTCGGCGCAACCGCCGGGCGCCTGGATGACGGGGCGACGACCGGCGACGCCTTTGGCTGCGCCCAGGTCCTCACCGCGACCGACATTCGCGTGACCCGCGCAACCAATCCCCTCGTTTCGGCTACCGTCGGTGCGGGCACAATCAGCGCCACGGAACTGGCATCCGACGCGGTGACGACGGTTAAGATTTTGGCGGCTAACGTCACCCAGGCGAAAATCGCCACTGCCTCCCTGGACGGCACGGTGGCGAAGGTGGTCGCCAATGTCAACGTCATCGGCGGCCTTCTGGTGGTTCATCAGATCAACATCGCCGCCGGCGCGCTGGGCGACACCGACATCACCCTTACCCACAAGACCCGCGTCATTGACGCCCATCTCGTGCTAACGGGCGCGGGTGTGGCGTCCACGACCCTCCAGGTCAAATCTACCGGCAACGCCATCACCGACGCGATGGCCGCCAGTGGCTCTGATCAGGCGTTGGTCAGGGCGGCCACTATCAACGACGCCAACCACGAGATCGCCGCCGGTGGTGTGCTGCGCGTCACCAGCGCCACGGGCGCGACTCAGCCCAACGCCATCGTCTACGTCTTGGGCTACCGGGTAGCATAAAGGAGACACTGAAATGGCAAACGTGACAGGCACTTACGACATCAGCAGCCTCCTGGCGGCCCGGTTCCAGAGCGTCGCAGAATTTGGCCTGGATACGATCCAGCAGGTATTGGCGGCTGATATCGCTGCCCACAACGCTATCGTCAACCAGATGGTTAACGAAATGGCGGAACTTACCACGGAGCGGCAGCGCATCTACGGCACTTCTACCGATGGCGACATGATAGAAGTGGACGAACTGGGGCGAGCGCCCACGCAGAAAGCCGTGACCGGGGCAACCGTCGGCTTCCCCCTGAAGAACTTCCAGTTCCCGCTCGGCTGGACGCAGAAATGGATGGCGACCAAGACGCCGGCGGACATGGCAATGATGACGCAGGCCGCGGAGAAAGCGCACTTGCGGGCCATTCAAAGGGAGATCAAGCGGGCGATCTTCGCGAGCACGAACTACACGCACACCGATCACCTGGTGGATAACGTGGCCCTGGCCGTCAAACGCCTGGTCAACGCCGATAGCGCGGCCATCCCCAACGGGCCGAATGGCGAGGCTTACGACGGCACAACCCACGACCACTACAACACCAATGCTACCCTCACCGCCGCGGCCCTCACCGCCAACATTGAAGACGTCATTGAACACGGGCATGGCAATAGCGTGCGCGTGGCCATCGCGCGCGCAGACGAAGCCGCGGTCAGGCTCCTCACCGGCTTTGTGGCCTACGTGGATCCGCGTGTGGTCTACCGGGTCACGGACACCGGCCCCGCGCTTCTGGATACCAGCCGTCTGGATAACCGGGCCATCGGCCTCTTCAGTGGCGCTGAGGTCTGGGTCAAGCCGTGGGCCATCGCCAGTTACCCGTTCGCCTGGGATGCCGCCGACCCCAACAAGCCGCTCTGTTTTCGGCAGCGGGCAGCCACGGCCCTGCAGGGCCTGCGCATCGCTGCCACGTTGGACACCTTCCCGCTGGTCGCGCAGTACATGGAAGCGGAGTACGGTATCGGCGTGTGGACGCGCACAAACGGAGCCGTGCTCTACTCAGCGAGTGGCACGTGGGCTGACCCGACCATCTCGTAGTTGGAAAGGACTTAGAACATGGCCGCGCCGATCACTTACACCGAGGAGGCCCTATCGCTCTACATGATGAGCGTGTTGGGGCCGGTGGCAAGCATGTTGGACTGGCTGACTACCCCAGCCTACGACGAGGCGGTGAGCGAGACGCTGCTGGCGTATGGCGTGGGCGCTATCGCCTCTGTGACCGGCGCGGCCAATATCAAGAAACTCAGGACCCTGGCCCGGCGCGAGGCGTGGCGCGCCGTGGTACAGGCGACGGTAACGCAACATGACTTCTCCGAAGCGGGAGCCTCTTATTCGCTCTCGCAGATCCACGAGCAAGCGCTGGCGGCGCTGAAACTGGCCGATGCCGACGCGCTGGCCTACGACCCCAACTACCGGATCGGGGTAGATAAAATCACACGCCCGCATGATCCTTATAGTTACGTGCCAGATGATGAAAGGTTGCGGCCATGACCATGCTCTCTGCCATCGGCCTGGCAAACATGCGCGCGGCCCAGGATCGCACCCTGAACGAAACGGCCACCATCCGGCGGCCCGTGCAGGTGGGCGCGGGGCAGGAGAACGAGTCTACCGCGCCGGTGCTCGTGGCCGAGAACGTGGCCTGTAACCGCTCGCTCCTGGGCAACCCCACGAAATCGCCGGTGGCCGAACGGCTGATGGGCCGCACAGCCTGGGTCATCAAGTTCGCTCACGGCCAGGACGTGCAGGACGATGACGAGATAGAGATCGCTAGTGTGGTTTACTCTGTCATCGGCCCTATGTCCGGCGGGGCCTGGGCGACGGCGACGCGGGTCGCGGTGGTGTTGCTGCGAGGGTGAATACACCTACTACGGAGTACCTATGACAGACGAGATCAAGATCATCTTTGACGACTTCCCGAAACTGTCGCAGGAAGCACGCGGCAACGCCCGGCGCATCGTCGGAGTCACAACTTTCTGGATTGAGGGCCGGATCAAGACGAAAATGGCCGAGCCAAAGCATGGGCGGGCGTACGTGCGCAAGAGTGTTTCCCACACTGCCAGCGCGCCCGGTGAAGCGCCCGCGGTGGACATGGGAGCCTTAATCAATAGCGTCGCCTCCACCTTTGAGAATGATGGGCTGACCGGGATCATCAGCACGCCCCAGGAGTACGCGCCGGTGTTGGAGTTCGGCGGGGCGCACGTTGCGGCCCGGCCCGCGTTCGTGCCGGCCACAGAGGAAGCGCGGCAACCGTTCATCAGCGCGATGGAAAGGCTGCTACCAGGGTGAGTACACCTACTACGTCCACGCCACGTGGCGTGGATACGGAGTACCTAAGTTGATCGCCGCCTACAAACTGATCCGTGACCGGCTGCAGCCCGATCCGTTCCTACTGGGCGCGACGACAGGCGTCTTCATGCGACGAGCAAGACCCGGCCAGGCGCTGCCCTTCATCATCATCGGCAAACAGTCGGGCCTCTCGGATCACGTCTTCCAGGGCGAGTTCCTGCGTAACCTGGTTTACACGGTCAAGGTCGTCTATGGCGACGAAACCTCTATGGAAACGGCGGGGGCCATAGACGATGCGATCAACACCCTGCTGACCGGCTCACCGCTGCGCTCGGATCGTCACAAGACCATCGGCTTGCAGCGGGAGAGCGACGTGGAATATGCGGAAGACTCAGACGGCAAAGTCTATTATCACGAAGGGGGCCTGTACAGGCTCCTGGTAACCTCCTAGAAGGAGAGCGCAATGCCACCAACAGTTCTGACGGTACAGACCGTTTCAATGGCGGGGATCACCCCCACCTACGCGGCGGCGACGGTAACGGATGGCGACGATTTCGCCAACGATGGGAACACCTACGTGGAGGTGAAGAATACAGGCACGCAGAAGACGCTCACCATCACTACACCCGCGACCGTGCGCGGTGTGGCTATTGCTGATCTCGCCATCACCATCCCGGCCACCACCGGTGACGTGAAGATCGGCCCCTTCCCACCGGAGATTTTTAATGACGGCAATGGCCGCGTGCACACCCTTTTGGACGCGGTGACGGGCGCGACCATCGGCGCGTTCAAGGTACGCCCGGCGTGAGCCAGTACCGCGTGTTGACGCCGCTCACTATCCCCTCCGCCGGGGACTTTGCCGGAGGCACGATGCAGCCGGGCGCGGTGGTGGAACTGGACGACTATACCGCCGGGCTTCTCATGCGGCGGCGGGTGGTGGAGCCCGTGGTGATAGAACAGCCGCGCGAGGTGGAAACTGCATCGCAAGGGCAGCCCGAACCGGAACGGCCCCTAACTGTTAAGCGAAAGAGGTAACTCATGGCACAGACAACTGGTGCTGTCTCAGGCAGCAACGGGAAAGTCACCCTGGACGGCGTGGACATCAGTGGCTCTAAGAACAAGATCAGTATCAAGATGACCAAAGCCATTGGCAAAACCCATACCTTCCAGGGCGCTGGCTCCATCGGCGTCGCGGGCAAAGAGGATGGCAACGGTGTCTTCAGCGCCATCTACACCGAAGTCAGCGGGGAGGCGATAGACAAGCTTTATACCGCCTGGAAAAACGGCGCGGCGATGGCCTTGGTGGGAACGCCGAAGGGCGGGAGCACCGGCGATTGGACGTGGGCTTGCAACATCTTGCTCAAGGATTTCTCCGTTGAGTTTGACGCCAACTCGCCCGGACCGATGAAGGTGGACTGGAACTTTGAGGTCATCGGCGAGATCACGAAGGGCACACATGCCTAAGCCGGTCTATACCCTGGACCTGGACAAACTGAACTGGGACGACAAGGAGAGGGCCGAGGCGCTATTGAAAGCCAACGCGCCCCGTAATGACCTTCTCCCGTTCATCCTCAAGTGCGTGGGCGAGACCAACGAGGAACAGTTCAAGGCCAATATGACCGCGCGCTCCTGGGCCTTGCTCAACCGCGAATTCTGGCGGCTGTTTTTTGGGTACGATGAACTAAAAAACTAGAGCAGCGCCTGACCGAGTACCTGTGGCTTGAGTCAGGCGACCTGGCGGATCTCCCGCAGGCCGTAGAGGAGCCGCCAGAGTACACCGAGTTTATCTTGCGCACCCAGGTCTATAAATGCACGCCAGAGGAGTTTGCGCGTATCCCCTGGCCTACCATCCGGCGGGACTTGCTGATTATGTCGGTAGAGCAAAAGGCAAGGCGGAAATAGCGATGGCACTCACAGCGGCGCAACTAGCAGTGAAGGTCGGCGCGGATATTGCCGATCTGGAAAAGGGGCTGAAACAGGCATCCGGCTCGGTGAAGGGCTTTGCCAGTACCGGCAAGACCGACCTGGCTGGGCTGGGCGGCGCAATGCAAGCGCTCAGCCCGCAGGCATCCATGCTCGGTCAGGCGATGCGATATGGCGTCGCTGGTGGGGCATTATACATGGGCGTTCAAGTTGCCGGTGCTACCTTTGAACTGGCGAAAATGGGCGCGCGGATAGAAGACACAGAAAATGCCTTTAACAGATTCTTTGGCACCACGGGGGCATCGCTGGACAACCTGCGCGCGGCGACAAAAGGCGCGCTCTCCGACAGCGAGCTGATGCTGAGGGCAAACCAGGCATACATGCTCCAGGTAGCCACCAGCAGCGACGAGATGGCGCGCATATGGGCCGTGGCGATTGGCCGGGGCGAGAAACTTGGCAAGACGGCCCTAGAATCTATTGACGCGGTGAACATCGGAATTGGCCGGAACAGCCCGCAATTCCTGGATAACATCGCCATTGTGGGCTTGGGCGAGGCCAGTTACGCGCGGTATGCAGCCAAGTTGGGCGTAACCGCCGACTCCTTGACAGAACTCCAAAAGAAACAAGCTGTCGCCGCCGACATTATGGCAATGGGCACTGAGGGCGCGGGCGGGGCCACGGTGGCCTATGCCCGCTTAGGGGCCGCCCTTAACAACCTCAAGGACGATGCGGCTAAGGCGCTCAATGAAGGTTTCGCTCCGCTGGCCCTGGGGATCGCCCAGACGTTGGAGGCGGCCAGGGAGTTTGAAATATCGCCCCTGAATAACATGGTGGTGGCAACTCAGCAGTCCGGCGCTCAGGTAGGGCCTTCCATGCTACAAGAGGGCCAGGACATTGATGACTACTATCAGGCTCAGATCAATGCAGCGCAGGCGACGGAGGAAAATCGCCAGGCCCTTCTGAGTTACCTCCCCACGCTGGGCGAGGTCAACGGCCAGTATATTGACGGCGTGGCGTCCCTGGCGCGCTATCAGACCGGGTTGCGAGAAGTCACCACCGGCTCAGCGCAATATATTGACCGCCTCTCCCAGGGTTCTACCGCCGGGCGGGAATTCGCCGCTACCCTGGAAGAGATCACCGCGGTAAATCAAAAAGCCTTTGATGACTCAAGGATGTGGGAGTACAACCGCCAACTGCGCGAGATCGCCCCATCGTTGGACGTGGCGGTGTCCGGCGTGGAAAGGTTGGACGTTGCATCTGCGCAATTGGAAGCAACACAATGGCAGATGGGAGTCGCCTTTGATAGTTGGGTGCAGAGTCTCCCCGGCCAGATCATGCAGGTGGTTAGCGCCATCCAACAGATGAGACAAGAGATTGTATTGGTCGGCGACCGGGTACGGGGACAATTGGCGAGCATGGTAGTCGAAGGGCTTATCAATGAGACGCAAATGCTGGCTTTCTTGGCAGATTACCGGCGACGACGGGCAGAGATCGCACCCTTAGAGTTCGTAAACCCGGAGGAATTTGCTAACCAGATGGCCTTGCTGGATGCCTGGGTCAACAAGTTCTACGGTGACATTCGCACGGGATATTCTGATGCCGCCTCCGCATCTAAACGCGCCTGGGATCAGATGCAAGCTGACGCTGAGAAAGCCGCTGCGGCGATGCGCTCTGACATAGAGGGCATTTTCCAACCCACGCAAGGCACGGACTTCACCAACCAATTAGACCAGATGGGGATGCACATTGATACCTGGGACGAGAACGCCCGGCGGGTCGCCGACATTGCTAACCGGGGCATGGATAGCCCCTGGGCAAAGATGTTCGTGCCCCCCGCGGACGTCATCGCGCAGGGCGATCAGGCGGTGAAGGCATGGGCCGTCAACTGGCAAAAGTCATTCTACGCGGGCATGATGCCAGAGCAAATCACCTGGCAATCTGTGGTGGACGCATATAAAACACAACTGACAAACCGTGCTAACTGGGCACAAATCTACAAAGACGCGGAGCAAGTCATCCGCGACCAGGGCCTCGTGTTTGACCAGGCTCTCTTACAGAATACTCTCAGCGGGGCAACCGGCGGGGCCACAGGTGCGGGCGCAGGCGCAGGCACGGCCCTCACCGCGGGAATGCCGGCTGCGTTCAATGCCAACCCCATCAGCGCCATGATTAAAACGGCGTTTGACGCGGATATGAAAAAGCAAGGCGCCGACACGCTAAAAATGATCGGCATGTCTGTGGGTACAACCCTGGTTGGCGGCATCAAGCAATCATTGACCGATGCCAACTTCCTGCGTATCCTGGCCGACGCGGTCGCGCCCGGCGTCTATGAGCGGATCCAGCAGAATGAATCGCGCAAGCCTGGAGGGGCGCAGTAATGCCCTACGTCCGCCTGGCCGGTGTCCTCCTGGACGTGGAGCGCTGCGAGTCGGCGATCTTTGATTCGGCAGGCAAACACGACCTGATGGATGCCTCTTTTAAGAAGGACATCTACGGGACGAAAACCCGCTGGCGCGTGGGCCGGGATTACTGGACGCTGGCTGATTACGATACTTTGCGCGGCCTGTTTCTCTCCCACAACCCTAGCATCGGTTTTATTGACCTGGAGGGCGGGGCCTACCAGGTCGTCTTTGAGGACGATGAGTTTTCATTGTCGCCACGGGTTGACATACCGTGGGAGAACCGCCGCTACACCGGCGACTTCACGCTCAGACAGGTCTAGGCGAAATGAGATGCAGGACACCACCGGAACAAGCATCGCCACCAACGCCGAGAAGGCCATCCGCTCGCTATCCTACCAGATTGAGGTGGCCTGGGACGGCGTAAATTACGTGGACGAGACGGCCCGGCTCAAGAGCCTGGACTGGGACTGGCGCTTCGGTGCGCCGGAACAGTCCATCACCGAGCCGGGTGCCGGCTACGCCGCCGAGGCCACGGTGGTCTTCTATAACGACAGTGGCCGCTATTCCCCGTTTCAATCTGCCTCCCCCATCTATGCACAAATCAGCGGTGGGCAATACTACCTGAAGCCAACCCGCATTTACGTCGGCTTTGAGGGCGAGAACCTGCGCATCTTCACTGGCTATCTCTACATACCCCGCGAGCCTACGCGCGCGGGAGATGCCGCGTTCACCTGCCGTGACCGCAGTGCGACGATCATTCAGAAGAAAGCCACTACTTTCGTTTACACTGGCCTACGCACCGATGAATGGCTGGTGGTACTCTGTGCCCTGGTGAGCATCAGCGCGGGAGACCAGATATTTGACGTCGGCACGCAGATCATCCCCTATTGTTGGCTGGACGACGAATCGGTGTGGGAGCAGATGGTGCTCGTCGCGGCAGCCGAGGGCGGTTTCCTCTATTTTGACTGGGCCGGGAAGTTGCACTTTGAGAACGGCGCGCACTGGACGGCCCACGCGGCTCACACGGTTAGCCAGTATACGCTCACCCGCGGTAAGTTCTCTGACGTACAGCCGGAACAACGCCCCCAGGAGGTGTTCAATGAGGTAACAGTAGAATACTCGCCGCGCGTCGCAGGCCCCACGCAAAAGATTTATGCGCTGGACAAGCCGATTTCTATTCCGCCTTCCGGTACACACCATCTCATAGCGCGCTTGCAGTGGCCCGCGACGAGCATCCTCACGCCGCGCCGCACCAACGACGATGACACCGATTACATCGTGCACCTGGCAACCGGCGACCGCAGCGACGCGTCGCTAACTATTGACCCGAACACAGAAAACAAATTTGCCCAGCGCTACGAGTGTGACCTGATTAACAACAACGCTAACCATGCCATCATCATCTCTAAGTTCCAGGTGCGAGGGACGCCGCTCCTGGGCGATCCGTCGGGCGAGGTGAAGGAAACCCGTACCTCCGTGGTGGCCCACGCGCGCACGAAGGAGGTGCGGCGCAACCCCTACATCCAGACGCGCGCGCAGGCGGCCGCGCTGGCCTCATTCCTGGCAGATCGTTATGTGAACCCGCGCACCCTCTACACCGTCAACGGCGTGCCCGGCCTCCCGCAGTTGGAGTTGGGGGATCGGGTCACTATCCAGGAAGCGCGGCTATTATCCACAGACCGCACGGGCCTTGTCCTGGGCATCCACGCCAGTTTAGGCGCAAAGCAGCCGTTCACCATGGGCCTGGACGTGATAGACGATGCCAGTCTCCTGCAGAAGACCTCCTATTTTATCATCGGCACGCATAAATGGGGCACGGGCGCAGGATCGTCCTATCTGTGGTACGGCGGCACTGTTGAGGACTCGTGGACGGATTTGCCCGATGCCGCCACAGGCCACACGCTGACGGCGGCCTACCTGAGCACGCTGGTGGCAAACCTTAACTATGTGCACGGGCTGGCCATGGGGATCGTGCCGGCCATCAACTGGAACGTGGCCTATGGCTCCACCTCCAACCCCTGGGCCGGGCGCATCTGGCACCAACACCGCTATCTGCGCTACGTGATCCAGCGTAACAGCGGGACGGTCCTGGTCAAGGTCAATAATGTCACCGTCGTCACCATCGCCGCAGGCTCGTTGGTGAGCGGCGTGGCCGATCTCAACAGCCTGGGCCTGGCCGTGGGTACGATGTACAGCGTAGAGATGACCGGCGGCGACGGCTACGTGGTGGAACTGGCCGAGCAGATTGACTCCGCCTGGCCGGTGACACCGCCCTCCTGGCCCACGTTTGTGGACGGGAATGTCTCGGCGGCGGCTGACCTGAATCTGCTGCGCGATAGCATGGAGTGGTGCTATGCGCGCGCCCGCAACCCGGTGCTCCCCTTTCTGAGCCACCAGGGCGGCTCCGGCGCCGTGGATGTCTTCCCGCCCAACTGGATGCAGGTGTGGTATGGGCTGATGACCCACCGGCACGCCACCCTCAAGGCGCGCATCAGGCACAGCATCTATTTGGGCATGAGGCTGCCCTGGCGCATCAAGATTCTGGTGACCAGCACGGCCACCGGCAACGGCGGCGACATGGCGACGGTGCAATACGAATACACGCCCGCCGGCGTTGACGCGTTATTAAAAGCCGGGTGGATTGAGGATAAATCCATCGCTCTCACCGGCGGGACGGCGCTTGACCTGGTGAACGTCCAGTGTTTCGTGCAGCGGGATTACGTAGCCGAGGACCCCGGCGACACCAATCGCAAGCGCGATGACAACACGAACTTTGGCCTGGACTGGGCTTATGAGGACGGCGGCGGGGCCAAGATCGCCTCGTGGGTCGCGCTGCCCACCTTCACTCATGGCGACCAGCCCACGGCGGCGAACCTGAACAAACTGAGCACCGACGGTGCATTGCTGGCCGCGGTGGCGAGATCCGCCAACCGGCCCACGCCGCTTCTGAGCGGCCACGCGCATCACATCCGGCACACGCACCGCTGGCTGAAATACCTGAGTTATAGCCACAGCGATGGCAAGGGCGGCACGGCCTACGACGAGGTGCGGATTTCTTGGGCAGACAACGAGGCGACGCTACCCAAGACCGATGCGTCCACCTGGGCTACCTACGATCTGGCGCAGGCAGCCTGGCTATTTGAGGGCGTGAACTACCGGATTGAGGGCGCGGATTATGCGCTGGAGACACCGACGGCATGAATAAGGGCGAGCCACGTGAACTACTTTGCCAACGTTGTAACCGTGAATATGTGGTGTGGTATGCGCCCAACGAACTCTGGAACGCGGTGATTCGCAACAATCCCACTGGCGATGAAGGTAGCCAAGAAAGTTTCCTGTGTGCCTGTTGCTTCATGGAACTGGCAGCAGAGCGCGGGTACGATCCTGTATGGGTTGTCACCGACGCGTTCAAGTATGAGGATGAGATGGCCGAATTGCGTACCCTGCGCGGGCACGTGGCAGAATTGCAGAAGCGATCTGAGGGCGCATGAAGAACGAATATCAGCGCCGCATTGACGTACGCGGAGTGGCGGCCAGCGGCGTGGCCGGGCAGACGGTGGTTTATGCTGGCGGTGGGGGCAACGCCGACCAGGTGGACGGTATTGACGCCGACCGGGTGCCACGGCCGGGCTGTCTCCTGGCGCTGAATGAGAATAGCCAGTACCCATCGTCTGTGTTTCCCACACCGCGGGGCGATTCCTTGATGGGTTGGGGCGGCAGGACCATCTTCGGGCCGCACGTCACGCACCTGGTAGAGCCGATTGACGCGGCGCAGACGACGATCTACGTGCGGGAGCCGCTGTTGGAAGTGGGTGAGTTTCTGCTGTTCCAACCGCCTATCGGCTCGGCGGAGAAGATGAAAGTCTTGACCGGCCCATTCTTTCTGGCGGCCTTCCGCTATTCCTATACCGTCATCCGCAACGTAGACGGGTTGGGTGCGAAATCGTTCCTGGCGGACCAGGCTGTGGTGAGCATCGCGAAGTCTGGGCAGGGCTACATTGCCATTGACGCGCAGGCGGGCCAGTCGTACAGGCCATTCCTGGACGTTTTGGAGAGGACGGCGGACAGCGTTGGTGCGGTTTCTATCCGGGTCCGGCTTGGGCAATTAGATGGCCTAGCGGCGAACTATCCCGGCGATCCCACCATTCAGAAGTTGCAGCCGTCAGGATGGGGCCTGTACGCGGACAACGTCTTCCTGCGGGGGCGGCTGCACGTCCTGGGCAACAGCCGGATAGAGGGCGAATTGGCCGTCGGGCTGCCCGGCTCGCCGGAACTGCGCATCCGGCGTTGGCAGTTGCCGAGCGGGGCCTGGATGCACGGCGAGCAGTGGTTCTACCAGCCCGGACGTTCCTGGTGGTCGCTCCTGTTCAACGAGAATACGGGCAAAGTATTCTGGCAGGTCAAGTCGCCCGCGACGGGGCCGGGCATCGTCAACCCTGAATTGGAAGAGCCGCTCATTACGCTGATGTACCGCCAGGGCCTCAACGCCAAGGCGAGGCGCAGGGCAAGATGGCCTACTACCTGGACATCGCGGCGAAGGTCATCATCGGCGAACTGAACGTAAACCGGCTGACCTTGAGCGGGGAATGGGCGCAAATCAATGCTCAGATGGGGGAAATGCAGGGCGGCGCCTTGCGGCTGGCAGGCCAGGCATACAATTCCGGGCAGCGGAGCGGCCTCTACGCGTGGAACCTGCAACCGGCTTCCCCCTGGTGGAGCACGTACGCGCCGCCCAACCATAGCGGCGTGACGCGCGGTTTTGAGTTCTGGCGTTATACCGCCGCTACCGGCGAGATCCGTCAGGGCTACTGGGATTATCCCAATGGGCGTTTCGTGTGGGGAACCAATAACGACGCCTGGATGAACGCCGACGGCCTGACGATGGCTGCCAACGTAGTAGATGACATCGCTTCCATTCCATCCCCCGCCACTCTGCGCCGGGGCGTAACTTGGTATAACGCAGACAGGGCCACCTACGACTCCATCCTGTCCCAGGTGACTTACAACGTAGTGGGAGGAACGGCGGGTGGGTCACGCTCCTCCTACCTGACGGCAGACATAGGTGATGGCCTCAATGACTTTGCGGAGGTGGGGCTAGGCTTCCACAGCATCGCGGGCGGTTACATCCAGCACAATATGTTTCTCCTGCTCACCAGGTCAAATGCGGGCGGGGTGAACCTGACCGCATCGGGGTTTGAGGGTGTTTATCTGCCCGGCCTTTACTTTACGCAGGCACAGGGTCTCAGTTGGTGGCAGATGAACACCAACTACGGCTTGGACTTGGGCCTGGGCGCGTTTAAGCCACCGGCGACCCTGGACGGCCTGGATGCGGGCCAGTTTGGGGCGGGGCTTAACACTACTTATGCCGTTGCCGCGGCTATTGGTCTTGACCGCTCCGGTACGACAAAGGTTTATCAGATAGGCGTGGATGACCAGACCGACCCCGGCAACCCACGCCTGGCCGTGAAGGTGAGCGGGACGTGGTACTACGCAGCCCTGACGACGGAGTTGCCGATGCCATGAAAAAACTAATGCTGTTTTTGGCGTTGCTATTCCTGGCCCTTTCGCGTGACGCTTCGCCCGCAAAGGCCGTCGTGCCGGGCGGAACGGGTTTGACGGGCTATAAGGCGGGCATGGGTACGTCGTCAGCGTCGGCGGCGGATAACAACGCGCAGAGTGCCAGTTACCGCTCCAATATAGAGTTCATTCACCTACGGCCCTACTGGAAAGACATAGAGCCGACCAAGCGCGGCCTTAGCCTGGCGGGAATTGATGCAACGATAGACCGGGTTACCGCGTCGGGTAACAAGGTGCTGTTGGCCGTCATGCTCAAGCAGACCTACTGGCAGGGCGCGTGCGCGGGTGGCTTGCGCAAGTCCACCAACTGCAATGATGGTTCACCGGACTGGGCAGTGGCCCCGGAGTACAACCCCGTCACGTCGGCCCTTGACCCCAGTCTCCAGATGATAAACTACGCCAATTCCGGGTTGCAGACGGAAATAGCCTGGCTCATCCAGCAATTGGCCGCGCACTACCAGAACAATCCTAACGTTATCCTCATGGCGGCACTGGGTGCGGACTCCGAGGCGTTCCCGGATGATGGCGTGGAGGGCGACGCCTACAAGACGGCGTGGGGCGGCACGACGGCGGCCCAGACTGCCTGGGTGAATTACGGCAAGGCGGTCATAAACGCCTGGAATACCTACGGGCATGGAAAGGAGCGGCTGTACATCATCTCGCCGCACTTTACCGACCCGATTGAACGTCACATGATCGTCTCCTACATCCTCACCCAACCCTACGGCAGCGAATGGGGCTTTTATACCGAGACGGTGAACCCCGGCTATTTCGTGAACAACATACGGTACAACCATACCTGGAACCAGATATACTCCTACGGCGCGGACACGGAACGCAAGGATTGCACTTACGTTCAATACGGGGAATTAGCCGATGCTCTGCGCTGTCTAGGCCGCTCCCACCCCATCTACTCTGAGGCGGCAGTAAGCGGAATCAGCCAGGCGGTTTATAAGCAGGAATGGTTCTCTTACTGGATGCTCCTGACCTGCGCCTGGCAGCGCATAGACGGCTGCGGGTTGCTGCGCCAATGGACAGAGCAACCCTACCAGAGTGGCATCATGGCCTCCTGGTACAACGCGCTGCGCATCTGGTGGACGGGCGGCACGGGCGTGACGCTGCCGATGGCGAACCGGCGCGCGGACACCAGCACGGAGGCGTGGACGGCCTTCCATCAAGACTACTGGGGAGGGAGTGTCTTGACGCGCGCCCAGAACTTATTCCAGTGGCTTGACCAGATTGACACGACCACCCCCTCCGGTATGGGCGCAGACGCGTGCGACGGCCTGACGACGCCGGTCTGGTACATCGTCAATGCGGATGATCCCAACAAGACCATTATCTCGCCGGAGTATGGGAACCTGTTAAGCGCGGCGGGCAAGGTCAACAAATTCAGCGCGTACAGCCGCAAGGTTCCGAACTGCGCCTACCTGACGGTTGACCCGTTGCTGGAGGGCTGGTGGCCGGGCGGGAACGGGTACGACGTGTACATCAGCGTCATCTACCTTGACCAGGGTACAGACACTTTCTCGGTGCAGTATTGGACGGGCGCAGGAGTTACAACGCTCGGTACTGTAACAAAAACAAATAGCGGCGATTGGAAGCGCTCGGAGTTTGCACTGTTAGGCGGTGAGTACGTTTTTGGTTCCAAGACGATGCCGGGGAGCGGGGGCGAATACTTCTTTGACCTGCGCATCAATGCCCTGTCCAGCGGAACGCAAGGCGGCGAGTACATCCACATGGTCATCGCGAACAAGGGCGGCGCGCCTCTGGCGACCTTCACGCCGACCCCGCCGACCACGACGCCATCGGCCACGCCGACCCGCACGCCGACGCGCACGCCCACCTGGACGCCGGGCGGCCCTACCGCGACGCCGACGCCGACACCAACCAACACGCCCACGCCGACGCCCAGGCCAACGGGTAGCGCGGGCGTACAGTCCTACTACCTGGCAAACGCGGCGGCGGACGTCTACGACCGCACGTCCTGGTGCACCACGCTTTCAGCCAAGATAGGCGGCGTGCCGGGCGAGGACATCACGACCGGCTTCAGGTATTCCGGTATCACGAAACCAGACGCCAACTCGCGCGTGCAGACCGCGTTCCTGCATTTTGTGGCCCAGGAGACCCTCGGTGACAGTATCACGCTGAACATCTACGCGCAGAAGGCCTCCACCACAACCCTCTTTGACTGCGGCACGGGCAAGCCATCCGCGCGGCCCACCACGACGGCCTACACTGCCTGGCAGCCGGAACCGTGGGTAGCGGGAAACGAGCACTGGGCGCCCGACTTCGCCTCGGCGCTCAATGAGGCCCTGGACTACGCGGGCGGCTCCTGGGATGGGAGCCTGGTGATGCTGGTCAAGGGCGTATCGGCCAACGGTCAGCGCGTGCCCTACAACTACGAGACCAACTCCAACTTGGCGGCCATCCTGGAAGTGACCTGGTACACCGTCAGCACGCCGACGCCCACGGTCACGCCGACGCCGACCACGAATCCCGGCACGTCCACGCCCGCAGCGACGGCCCTGCCCACCGACACGGTGTATATCTTGCAGAAGGGCACGAACCGCATCCAGGCCGGTGACGAAGCCATCCTGTTGTTCAATGTGCCTGCGGGCGTCATGGACGCGGCGGTCTTGAACCTCTACGTCTCGGACTGGGAAGGAAAACCGACCTGGGCGTTCTCTGAGAACAACGACGCGGCGGTGCCGGGTACGTGGCCATCTAAGACAGCCTCCAACCCAACCGACTGCGATATCGTGCTGGATACGGTCATCTTCAACCAGGGCACGGGCAGTTACAAGGCCGACAAGGGCAGCGACAACACGACGACCTGCTACGTCACGAAGTCGGGCATGGCGGGCGGGGTCTATACCAGGGCGCAGTTCTGGTTCCGCTACGACGTGCTGGACGCCTCCAATGGTATAGCCCTGGTTGTTGGCTCTGGTGCAGCCAACGACTACTACCTGAATCTGCGCTCAGACGGCAAGTTGCAGTTGTACAACTACGGCAACAGCACCGCCTACGCGGGGGCAGAGGCTCTCGCGGCGGCTACCTGGTATAAAGTGACGGTCACGGCCTACCATGCTAATTCTGGAGGTTGGTATCGCCTGCTGGTAGATGGGCAAGAGGACGTCTATCAGACCGGTATAGACACCCTCAACTCGGCGGCCCCCGGCACACAGACGAGCATGGGCCAAATCAGCAGCAACAGTATCGTCTCGGACTACTGGTTTGACCAGGTGCGGTTTGCGGTCCAGGCCAGTAACTTTACCGACCCCGTGCTGGAAGTCTATTTGACGCGGCGCAATTGGATTAGCGCGTACACGACCTGGTGGGCGTGGTATCACAGCGCAGAACCGCCGGAGGCATGGGCTTACTGGCAGACGGCGGGCGCGTACGGCGACCTGGACACCGACCCCGACCCTTATGCCTCCTATCAGGTGTCCGATGCAGGAGCCTTTATCCAGATGACCATTACCCCGCTGGCCCTGCAATGGCAGACAGCCAACTACGGGCTGCTGCTACGGTTGCAGAATCCCGCATCTGCGGACATGGTACGCATCGGTGGGCGGTATTCTAGTTTTAAGCCCTTCGTAATTTACACAATGCGTTAGGTGTGAACATGAAAGTCAAGCGCTTTGCTGTCATCCTGATAGCCCTCATCTTGCTGGCCTTTTTGGCTCAGATGGGAAACAACCGTCCTGTAAGAGTGTGGGCCGCCGCGTATTCCGTCTCTGCCTACACTGATGACGCCTATGACCGTACCACAAACTGCACGACGGTCAGTAGCAAGGTGGGCAACCTATCCGGCGAGGACCTTACGGCGGGCTGGCGGTGGACGTCGGTTTCCAGACCGGCGGGGTCAAGCGGCGCGAGCGCGGCTTACCTGAAACTGGTGGCGAACACGACCAACAGTGCAGCCCTTACGATACGTATCTACGGTGAGTTGACGGCCAGTCCCGCCGCCTTCGGTTGCGGCTCCTCGGCGGCCAAACCATCGGGCCGCACCAAGACGACGGCCTACGTGGACTGGGCCTTAACCGGCTTCACGGCAGGTACGACCTACACCAGCCCGGACATCCAGAGCATCATAGATGAGGTGGTAGGGCAGGGAGGCTGGACAAATACCATCGCCCTCGTCGCCACCTACGTCTCCGGGGCTACGCAGTACGATCCTAAGTTCTATGACACCTACCCGGCGCAGGCGGCTATCCTGGACGTGACCTGGGATGCCACGCCGACGCCGACGCCAACAAACACGCCCACCAAGACGCCGACACCCACGGCGGCTACCTGGGGCTTTTCAGAGACTAATGACGCAGCGGTGCCGGGCAACTGGACGGCAAAGACGGCTTCCAATCCCGCGAACTGCGACGTGGTGCTGGATACTACGAACAAGAACGAGGGCACGGGTTCTTACCAGAGCGATAAGACGTCCAGTAACGCCGATACCTGCTTTGTCTATAAGGGCATCGCGACCGGCGACGACTATAACAAGGTGCAGATGTGGTTCCGCTACTCGGCTACGGTAGACCAAAGCGCCGCCTTTGCGATCTTATCGGTGAGCGGTACGCACCATCAGTACGCGACCTTGCGCACCGACAACAAACTGAGCGTCTATAACTACGCCAACACGACCACGTACTTTGACAGTGGCATGGCGGCCCTGAGCGGGGGAATCTGGTATAACCTGGAGTGGGAGGTCTATTACCACGACACGGCGGGTTACATCCTGCTCAAGGTGAACGGGACGCAGGTCTTGTGGCAAAGCGGGATTGACACGCTGAACGGGGCCACGCGCCCCAACCGCCTATACGTCGGCTGGCAGAACGCGACCCTGGCGCAGGATATGTGGGCCGATTACGTGCGTTGGGCATACCAGGCGACGGGCGTTGAACCGACGCCCACGCCGACGCCGACCCTGACGCCGACGCCAACCAATACGCCTCCCTCCCTTACAGTCACCTACATCTATGGTGTGAATCTCTACACCTGCATGGAGGATACCCACCTCAGCCAATACAACCCGACCAACAACTACGGCGGCAACTACAATGTGACGATGGGCGGCAACGCGACGGATTCCTACCAACCGATGCTCCTGGACTTCTGCGGCCTGGACTTGCCCGCCAACACGACCATCACGGCGGCCACGCTGGATTTGTACCTGGTCTCGGTGGGAAGTTCGGCAGGCACAGGGAATATCAAGGCCGAGACGGTACTCAAGGACTGGACGGAGGCCGGGGCGACCTGGAACCAGTATGCCAGCGGGGTTAACTGGGAGACGGCGGGCGCGAAGGGGACGACGGACGTGGGCACGCCCATCGCGACGGTTTCCATCAACGCGACCCCGGCGGCGACCAAGCAGATCAACGTCCTGGACTTTGTGCAGAAGGTGGTGGCCGGTACGCCGGTCTATGGCGTGCGCATCGCTTTCAATGATAGCGCGGTACAGGACAGTTGGGCCTTCGCGAGCAAAGGCAACCTGGACACGGCCAAGCGGCCCAAATTGGTAGTGCAGTACCAACCGACACCAACGGCGACGACCTACTCCACCAATACGCCGACTCCTACCAACACGCCGACGCCCACCGTCACGCCGACGGCCACCTACGCGGCGGCGATCTACACGCCCGCCGCGAACGCGGATGATGCCTATGACGTGGGGGCGACCTGCTCCACGGTAGAAGCGAAGTTCGGTTATTCCGGCTCCGAGATCTATTACGCGGGCTACCGCTTTACCAGCGTGAGCCGTCCCAACAGTACCGCCAAGTTGTCATCGGCTACCATTGACTTTAAGGCAAACACGGCGGCCAGCGTAGCGATGGTTGACGCCATTGCGGGCCAAAACACCGCGACCACCGTGACCTTTGACTGCACGACCAACAAGCCATCGCAGCGCACCCGCACATCCACGACCGCCTCCTACACGCCCAGCGCGTGGACGGCGGGCAATACCTATACCACGCCGGATTTCGCTACCGTGCTTAATGAGGTGCTGGATACGGCGGGCGTGAGTTGGGACAATAGTTTCGTGGTCATTGTTTACTGGGCGTCTGGCGGGACAACGACGCGTGACCCGGAAGTACTGGATGACGCGGGGGGCAGTCCGCCTTCCCTTTCGCTGGCCTGGACGAACCCAACGCCGACCCCTACGGTCACACCGACGCCTACCGCGACTGCCATCGTGGTGACGCGGCAGACGACGGACGAGGCGCGGTTGTACGCGCCAACCTATACGGTAACGCCGACGGTTACACCCACCGCGACGGCTACGCCCGCGACGGCCACGCCGACGCCGACCATTACGCGCACGCCGACGGCCACGCTTACGCCGACCTATACGCCCACCGCGACGCCTTTCTCCTCGCTGAGACTGAACGAAGTGGACTACGACCCGACGATAGACAATGACGGTGACGGTGAGGTCACGTTAGGCGACCAGTGCATTGAACTGTACTGGGGCGGGGCCGCGCAGCAGAGCGTGACCAGTATTACATCGTGAGCATCGTTGGCTCCACCAACTACACCTATACGCTGCCCTACGGGGCGGTGGTCTATCCGGGCGCGCACGCGTACTTCCGGGCGGATACGGCCTTGCCGCTGACGACGGCAAGCGGCACGCGCACGGTTAAACTCTATAACGCGGCCGGGGCGGAACAGGACAGTCGCGACTACGGCAACACGGCGGGCTACTCGGACAAGCGCAGCCCTGATCTGACCGGCTCGTGGTCTAACACGCAGTGGGGCAACTGTGGGTTCCCCAACAGTTACGCGACGCCGACGCCCACGCCGACACCTTGACCCAGTATAAGACTGGATAATAAAAGGAGACGTGATGACCAAACCAATCCAACCGACTGATCCGGCGGAGCCTGAACATCTGCCCTCCCAATCCGCCAGACCAGAACAACCACCCACCGCATCCGCGCCGATGACCCCCACGCAGATAATAGATAGCCTCCTGCAACAGGCGTTGGAAAGTCAGAAATCCGCAGAGGCCAACGTGACGGTGTATACCGAGTTTCTGGAAGAGGCGCGGGACGCGATGCAGGCCATACGCGGCGAGGTCAACGGGCTAATGAAAGCCAAACGCTTACTGGCTGGTGGCGGGGCCGCGCAGCCACCGGCTACCACGTCCACGCCACGTGGCGTGGGCACGTAATAGAAAGGACAGAAGATAATGGCAAACGCATTATACGACAACGCCCGCAACCTGTTCGCGCGGGGCGACTTGCAGTGGAAGAACGGAGGCAACACCTTCCGGGCTTTCCTGGTTGATAGCGCTACCTATACGCCGGATTTGGCAGCGCACGATTTCCTGGATGATGTACCTACCAGTGCACGGAAGGGCGGCGCCGGCGGGGCTACGGGTTTCGGCGATGGCGTGGTCGTTGTACCTGCTGACCCGGCTGCTGGTGTTTGCGATGCTGCCGACATTACGTTCGTGGCGGTAGGGGCAGGCACTTTTGAGTACATCCTCATTTACCGGGCGCTCACCAGCGATGCCCTCTCGCCCCTGGTGGCCCTCATAGATACAGCCACCGGCTTGCCCATCACGGCCAATGGGGGTGATATTACTGTGACCTGGGACAACGGGGCAAATCGCATCTTCAAGTTGTAAGCAAGGACGGTGAAACATGACCGAACCGGATATGCTCTTACTCAAAGCGGAAATCACAAGTGACCCGCTGGGGCGTGGCTACGCGGGCATGACGGATGCACAGGTAGCCGCGAGCCTCAACACCAAGAACCGCACGCGCGAACGGGCCACGCTAGAAGGTAGCGAAATCTACGAGGCGACCATCGCTTCGGAGTTCACAGCCCTAACCAATGCGTTACAGGCTGAAGTGTGGAATATGATTCACATGGGCACGGTCTACGTATCCACCGGCAAGCGGGCGCGGGCGCGGTTTATTACCATCTTCGGCGCGGGCTCCGCCACAATTGCAGCCCTGGCCGCCCTGGTCAATGAATCCATCAGCCGCGCCACCGAACTCGGCTGGGATGAAATCAAGGTCGGTTGGATTATTATGGCGAAGGCGGCACAATAATGTCTCCTAACAAAACTTTACTCACCCCCATGGACGGCGTACCGGAGCAGATATGCCTCCGCGATGCTACCGACTTCGCACCCACAGCCGCCAACGACCTGCGCGAGGCTACACCGACGCTGGTGCAACTCCTGTTGGAGAGTGTGACCAACGGGGCGGCTCGCCAGAGTACAAAGGTAGACCTGGGCACAAAGTTCGCTGCTGCCTACAAAGTCCGGGCTGCCTTTGAGATAGGAGCCACACCTACGGCGGGGAATACAATAGACCTGTATTGGGCTCCTTCTCCATCTGCCACAGCAGGCACGGCCAACGCCGGTGCGGTCAGCGGCGCAGATTCGGCCTACGCGGGTTACAGTTCTAACCTGGCCGCGTCGTTGAAGCAACTGGACTTCATCGGCTCATTCGTCTGTACCGCCCAGGCAACTCCTACGATACAGGTAGCCGAGGTGGGTGTGTTCATGCCAACAGAGCGGTATGGTAGCCTGGTGGTTGTGAACAATTCAGGCGCGACTTTCCATACCGATAGCGCAGAGCATCACGTTGTCTTTGACCCCATCGTTCAGGAATTGCAGTAGATGTCTCAGCATAGAGCGTGGCGATTCCCTAAGCCGCCAGAGGACTTTGCCCGTAGCCCCGATTCCATACAGAATCGGGGCCTGGTGGGTTGGTGGCCGATGTACCATCGGCTGAATCGGACGGCGAAGGGCACGCTCTATGACCTGGGGCCATACAGTAAGAGTGGTGTTCTGAATGGCTCAATCCTGGGCGCGGCGGCTCCCATCGCCAGTGAGATGGGGTTTGCGCTTGACTTAAACAACGCAGACGGCCATGTGACCGTAGCCGACAACGCGCTCCTGGAGCCAGGAGCAAACCCATTCACCGTTACCTGTTGGCAGAAGTACATTGACGCGCCGATTAGCAATGGCATCATTGGTAAGTGGTCAACGACGGGTAATAACCGCTGTTGGGATATTGCAACGCATTGGGTGAACGGCGATGAGTTATACGTAGCATTTGGCTATGCAGATGGCTCTGCTTTGTATAGTGCGGGTGAGTCCACCGATGCTAATCTGGTAACGGGTGTTCTTTACCATTGTGCTTTTGTCATGGTTCCGGCAGGAACTCCACAGATTTATCTGAATGGCAGGAGATTGACTTGGGCATGGGATAGTGGGACAGCCGCAGACGCTTCTTTCGCCAATACAACGGCTCCGTTTGACATTGGCCGCTGGCTAAACCAAGACCAGCATTTCTATGACGTGCGGTACTACAACGTCGCGCTGACAGCGGCAGAAATCCAGCACCAGGTAGACCCAGACACCCGCTTTGACCTGTTGTGGGTTCCGCGCTTTCAGATGGTGGTGGGGAAGCCACCGGCGGGCGGCGGCGCACAGACCATCTCTCCCAGTGGTATTGCCAGCGCTGAAGCATTTGGCACGGCGGTACTTACTCCGGGCGCGGTTACCCTGGCCCCCTCTGGCATTGCGAGTGCGGGAGCGTTGGGGACCCCGGCGCTCACCCCTGGGGCGGTGACGGTATCGCCGACGGGTATAGCCACAGGAGAAGCCTTCGGCACGCCAGCCCTCTCGCCTGGGGCTGTGACGGTATCGCCGACGGGTATAGCCACAGGAGAAGCGTTCGGTACGCCCGCATTGACGCCGGGGGCCGTGACGATCACCCCGACAGGCATTGCCAGTGCAGAGGCTTTGGGAACACCCGCCCTGACTCCTGGGGCGGTGAATGTAAGCCCTTCCGGGATTGCCAGTGGTGAAACCTTTGGCACCGCGTTTATAGGCGTTGCTCTCGCGCCCGCCGGCATTGGCAGCGCGGAGGCCTTCGGAACACCAGCACTCACGCCAGGCCCGGTCACGGTCAGCCCCACGGGGATTACCAGCGCGGAGGCGTTTGGGCTGGCAGCGCTATTGCCGGGTGCGGTTCTCATCTTGCCTGCGGGAGTCGTTAGCGCGGAAGTGTGGGGACTTCCCACTATTGCGCTTACCGGCGCCCAGACCATTGTGGTAGTGAGCATCGCGTCGGCGGAAGTCTTCGGAGTTTGCCTCGTCGCAACTCTGGTGCTCTACGCCGACGCCGAGCATACCTACGTTGTGCCCGTCGACGACTTTACCTTTGTGGTGCCCGCGGACGACCTGGATTACGTCGTTCCCGGAGACGACTTTATTTACCTAGCGAGGCGCTGAAAAGAGCGCACGCCCACGCCACGTCCCCGCCACGGGGCGGGGACACGTGGCGTGGGCACGAGTATAGCATCCCCGGCGGAGGGGACGGAGGCAACATGGCTGATATACCGACGTTTGAGAAGGCCGTAGGGGCAGATCGCACGTTTGGCGTGGACTGGGATCAGAAGAACCTGCCGGCCGGCGTGACGATCACCGTCAGCACCTGGACAGTAGACTCCGGCATTACGAAAATGGGGGCCTCACTCCGGCCTGGCAACCGCGTGGCCGTGGTGCAGTTGTCCGGCGGCGTAGCCCACACGGATTACACGGCCAAGAACCATATCACGCGCTCTGATGGCGAGGCCGACGAGCGCACCATCACGGTTCAGGTTAGAAACCTGTAAGGAGATACATGGAAACCGGACAACTGACGACGACGGCGCTGGTGGCCGCGTTCGCCTCGGCTGTATTCCAGTACGCACTAAAGCCGCTCTTGCAATCCTGGCTCGTGAAGGGCGACGACGTGAGTCCCGCCTACGGGCTGGTCTGCATCCTGGTACTTGCCCCCCTGGCTATCTTGGGTGCGGCCCTGGGCGCGACGCTGGGGCTAACGTTTGCCGCCGATAAGTTCGTGGACCTTGCCATCGGCGGTTGGGTGCTATCGGTGTTCGGGTACGAATCCATCAGAAACGGCAAGAGCGCTACAATAGCGGCCGGTAAGGCCGTTCTGGGCCTTTTCAATCTCTAGGCGCACACATGATATGGGGGCCACCATGGAGAGAGTCAGGGGGCCGAGTATGTGGCTTGGACTATATAAGCGGCTACTCAGGTATCAGGCCGCGCTCAGTCGCACCGATACGCTGGAGGCGGTGAGCGCATCCATTGCGCTCCTGTGGGCTGTTTGCCTGCTGGCCGGTATCACGCGATTCAATCCGGGCGGGGCCACCTCGCAGATGGCAGCCGTGGCGCCGGAGTGGGTCTGGAGCCTCGTGTTTCTAAGTGGCGGCGGGCTGCAACTGGT